ATCAAAGCAACGAAGTGAGATATGACTTTTATTCGCCCAATCGTGCTATTGACGTTAGACGCTGGTAATCCCTTCAACATCAACAGGCGAACCTGTGGCTTGCCATTGTTGAATTTGTTGATGTATGTACTTGTGGTTGTGTGGGTGAAAATGGTTGACTCTGGCATCAACACCTGCTCCGTTGTAGCTGGGATCATCCAGTTTGCTCAACTGCATCAATCCCACACTGGGTACAGTGATGTTGGGTACACACAGTTGTAGTGTGTCATTGAGCAGTGTTAGTGCTGGCCAATACAACACTTGTCTAAAATGATGTGCTAGTACACTGATTGCACCCAAGTACATAATCTGTCTATTCTGCTGCCAACTGTCTGTCATGTACCAGTCTACTGCGTTTCTAGCAAACTGTTGACTCTTGTGTCTTATCTCACCACTGGCTATTCTACTGAGATGCACTTGCTCGCTGGGCTGTTTGTAGCAGTTGAGATCCAAACGTTCTATACTACTGCTAACAAATATTAGATCAGTGTGTTTGGTGTTGTTGTGCAGTATGTAGTTGGTTAGTTGGTTGAGACTCCAATCAGGTCCAGTTCCACTAGCAGCTAGGTTATCCACAGTGTTGTGTTGTTTCAATAGTTGTGGCCAAGCAGTATCCCAACTGATCTTTCCATCGTCTGTGGGCCACAATGGATCTACAAAGCTGTCTCCAAATACTGCAACTTTATTCATTGCCTAGTTGACCTAAGAAACTTCTTAGTGCTGTACTGTCTGCTTCTGCACGTATCTTTCCAACATTGCTGCCTTTGTTGGGCTCGTCTGATTCAGTGTTGTTGCTGTTGTTGCGTTGTATTTGACTGAGTACATTGTTGCCACTGGTTTGTGAATTTGCACCGCTATAGTCGTCTTCACCATCTTCACCTAAGTCTTCAATGCGTAGTGTGTCCAAGTTAAAGCCTAGATCAATCTTTTGTCCTACGCCACTACTGTTACGTGTCTTCATCAACTGTAGTTGATAGCGTCCACGTTCACGCATAGCTCTACTTGTAAAGATACCAAACACATTGTCTGCTGTTTGAATCTTACTAAGTCCACCACTGATGTGCGAGTGATCAAATTCAATCTCTTCCACAGCACCACGATTCAACTGTGCCGCTGTAACAAACACTGTGTTCAATTCCATTGCTAGGTTACGTAGCTCTTCACTTACGTACTTGTCTTTGATAAACAAGTTCTCTGCACTAACCTTTGTACCGGCTGGCATCAACAAGTCCAAGTAGTCAATCAGTAGTACGTCTACCTTCTTGCCTGTTTTAATCTCATACTCTTTGATGTAACTGCGTACATCATTTGCTGTCTTGCCCGATGGCATATACTTGACTTGGAATGCACCTGACTTCTTGCCAATAATCTTAACCTTCATCTCAACATCGTCAATGCTCTTAAACACATCACGACTTGGAATGCCTGTGGTCATACTATCAAGTCTCATACTAACTAGACTCTCCGCAAGCTCTAGTGTCAAGTAGATCACGTTCAAGCCTTTCTCAGCCATGTTAACACCAATGTTAGCAAGGAACAAACTCTTACCTGCACCTGAGCCACCTGCAAAGATATTCAGCTCGCCTCTGTTAAAGCCGCCAAACAGTTTCTTATCCATAGCTGGCCAGCCTGTGCTTACCTGTCCGTTAGTACTCTTAATGCCTTCTAGTCTTGCTCTTGGATCAGCATAGTAGTCTGTACCCAAGTCTTTTTGCAAGCCAATCTGTACAGCCTTCTTTACTAGATCCTCACATGCACCATAGTCGCCATTCTCTAACAAGTCAGCACTCTTTAGGATTGCCGCTTCTAATGCTTTGTGTTTACTAAACGTTTCAAACTCTGCTAGTAACCAATCATAGTGATTCTCTTGTAACTTCCCCGGATCTTTTAAATTAACGTCAGTTGCTGCATTAATCATATCAAACGTAGGCAATGCATTGTGTTCACTAACATAGTTGTTTAAAAACTCTGCAGGTGCTTTTAGTCTTCTATCAAAACTATCTGGATCAAACACAGCCTGACAACGTACAAAGCTCTCAGCATCGCTCATCATCATTTCTAGATATACTTTTTGTATATCGTATCCATAGTCTGTGTTTTGTCTAGTGCTCATTCTTTGCTTCCGTAATATGAGATTGCGCTTTTACTTGTCCACATGTCTTACAATATCTTATTATAACACAAAACTTGTGATTGTCAAACTCAATTATTTGTTTGTTTTCTGTTTGTATTACATTGTTGCAACATCCGTGCATTAATACCAGCCCATTAACATTCTAGTTTCTTCAGGTACCATTTCAACACTAAACGGCGGATCAAATACTAGTTCTCTATTTACTGTTTCAACGCCGTTTAGTCCACCTACTGCTTCTTCAATGCCTTCGCATATCTCGTCAGCAAACGGACACATCATACTTGTTAGTGTGTGTTTAACGTGTACATGTGTACCTTCGCAATGTACTTCGTAAATCAACCCAAGATCCTGTACACTTAGGCTTACTTCAGGATCGTATACTTCTCGTAATGCTTCTCTTACTGCTTCTTCTGTAATCATGTGAATACCTTTACTCCGTAGTGTGCTTCAAACTCTTTTGCTTGTTCTACTGTGTTTACCATAGGTTTACCTTTGATGTTAAGGCTAGTGTTTAATAGTATAGGGCAGCCAGTCTCTTCATACCAACGCTCTAGCAGTTTTCTAAAGCCCACGCTTTCATTTGCAGAAACTGTCTGTACCCTACTGGTGCCATCCCCGTGGATGATTGCAGGTAGTCCAGGATCCGTGCAAGTTGAAGTGTATTGCATGAAGGGGCTGACATATCCGTCGAAATAGGCAGAGGCATGCTCTTCGAGGATCGCTGGAGCAAAGGGTCTGAACTTCTGTCTACGCTTGATGGTATTGACTCGGTCTTTAATGTCAGTGCCTCGGGGGTCTGCAAGTAAGGAGCGGTGTCCAAAAGCTCTGGGCCCGAACTCTGCTCTACCATTGGCAACACCGCAAATACCAGTAGTAAGCAACTCATGTAGAACTTCTTCAACGGGATAATCTCCTTCTATTTCGTAGCCTGTATACACATGTGGCATAGGCATAAACTCTTTCCTATGCGCTAGTACAGCACCTATAGCTGACCCTGCATCACCCGGGTTGGGCATAATCCATACATCGTTCCAATCACTCTTGATAGTGCCGTTTGCACTACAGTTTAGAGCACACCCTCCCATCAACACTAGGTTACCCGATGGTGATTTCCATCTAGCCCAGTTGCTGATGTACTTCAATATGTACGCATATATTCCTTGCACAGCAGCCGCTATGTCAAACATGTCTTGCTCTGTGGTAAGGTCTGGGCGCCACCACTGACACCCCCTATGCAAGTTGTGCTTGAGCTTGACAGTAGGCTTGTTGAAAAATATTTGTTTGAGGCTATCGTCGTCAAGGGGGTGAAAAAATTCTTCTAGTATTTCGTTAAAGAACCTTAGGGGGTCGCCATATGCTGCCATGCCCATAAGGATATATTCGTCTTCCTGTGGCTTTAGTCCCAGTCTTTGTGTGAACGCTGAATACCATAGTCCCACGGAGTGCGGATACGTTTGTCTATAGATACGTTTGAGTCCTTGGTCGTCTCCGTTCCAAATGGTGAGTGTATCAAACTCTCCAATACTGTCAATACAAACAACAGTGGCTTCTGTAAAAGGACTAGTATAAAAACCGGCAGCAGCATGGGCAAGGTGATGATCAGTATAGCGAATAGGAGCAGATATACCATACTGTCGAAGATAACGATTAACATTATTTTCGGCCAGCCGAAGTCCTTGTCCAGCTCGAATCTGTCTAAGAGTTTTTCTAAAGGGTCTTTCGTACCAAATAACTTCATCTGGTTCTCCGTATTGTTTAGCGTAATCAATCAACGCTGTATTTAAGTGTGCATCATTCTTAACACCACTAAATCGTTCACTGTGACTAGCAAACTCTAGTCCGTCGTTTGTGAACACTGCTAGTGCTGCATCGTGACTGTTTGCACTGATTCCCCATGTAATCATAGTAACTGTAATACCTCTTCGGCACCATTAGCAACATTCATTTGCCATGTGTCTGCTTGATGAGGAGTACCTACGTAGTCAGTTATGTATTTATAACATGTAAACTGTACATTCATACGCTTACATACATGTGCAATAGCATATGCTTCCATGTCAACTACTTCAATATTGTTTTCTACTAGCCAAGGTTCAAGCTCGTGTACAAACTGATCACCTGTTCCTAGTGTAAGACTAGGCGTCATGTCAGGCGAAAAGTCCAAGTAAGGTAGGCCCGCTTCAAATGGCGTAACGCCTCTTGGTGCTTGTGGCTCTGCGTTCATATCACGCTGTACAAACTTTGTAATACGATGCATACCTGTTAACTCAGGTAAACATGACCCTACAGTACCGTAGTTGTATACTTCAGGATGAAATCCTAAACTGTGTGCTTCTGCAATAGCTTGTGTTGCTGCAAACGCAGCATTAACTTTGCCCACACCTGTATACACTACTTTATAATCATTGGGTGCTTGTTTATAAGGAAGCTCTGCTTCAAGTGCTACTAATAATATACGATATCTCATTTGTATATAAACGGGTCCTTCTTGCGTAGTTCTTTTAGACGTTTTCTAAAACGTATTTCATCTCTAATACGTGTATAAGGCCATGTAATAATATTCCAAATCATTTTTAAGTAAACCATTTTTTTGCTTTCAATCTAATCTTTAATGTGCCACTTTCGGCAGCATTTGCTATACTGTATAATGTGTATAGTCTGCCATATCTTTGTACAGCATCTCCTACATCATTTATATCTAAGTCCCAGTCTGGTAAACTAACATGCCATCCTAGTTCGATAGCTTGCTCAACCAACTTACTACCAGCTTTGTCTCTGTCTGGTACAACTATAACATCTTTATTTAATCGATTAAGTAGTAATGCCTGTGCATCATTGATCTCACTACCGCCTAGCGCACATCCATCTACGTGGATAGCATCTACTTGTCCTTCACACAGGATAACAAAAACTTTGTTGTAGCCTTGTTCATCTAGTCCGTATACAAATCCAGGTTGTGTTTCTGTGAGATACTTGGGCTTCTTATCTGCTGCAACAGTTCTAGCAGTCCAGCCTACAATACGTTTCTCATAGTAAAACGGAATAATAAGTCTATCTCTATATGCTAGACTAGGGCTCCAATAGTAATCTGTGTCATCTAAGTTTAGTTGTCTTGAAGACATATACTCTAGTATAGCCATGCTAAACTTGTTGAAGTCTTTTATATCTGTAATCTTTACAGCATCTGGTGGCAGCGGCACAGTTTCAAATGTAGGCAGTTCTATCTTGCGCTCTGCAACTTCTACACCTTCGTTTATACGCATCACATCAAATGTTAGCTTAGTTATTGTATCGTCACTGCAATTGAGCCACTGTAGAAGCTTACGTAGCTTGTATGACACTGGCCTGCCTGGCTGCCAACTTGCTTTGTATCCGCAGTTGAAGCAGTGGTAGCTTACTGTGTCTCCTTCAGAGATAAGTCCTCCGCGACCACGTTTGTCTGCACTATCGCCGTTATGATGACAGCAGGGTGCATTGAAGCTGGTCCAACCACTGGGTGTAGTTTTACGCTTACCAGGCAGGTGTGCTGTTATTGTGTCAGATACAATACTCATGCTACTATTATAGCATCATTGTATCTGTTGTCAATCAGTTTCTAACAAGTATCTTTGAAATCTTGTCTGTTGGATTCGTTTCTGTATAAAAACGTAAGTGACTGAAAACTCCGTTAAAGTTAACATGTGATGGTTCTGTTTCTGTTCCGTCCAATGTTACTGTAGCAATATCTGCCCATGTTGTATTAAGTGTCACTTGATTTTCAAGTGTGCCTTGAACTACAATATCTCCAACAAAACTATCTGTATAAAATGCTGCTGTGTGTAATGCAATATTACCATTAAGGCCAGGTTGTGCATCTAAACTTTCAGTACTCCAGTCTTCTGGAGATTTTTGATCACTTACAAATCCTGTTATACTGTAAGTATCCAACGGCCCTGGAAATGCAAGTCCATCAATAAAGATAGTTCCCTTTGCTTCAAAATGTGCTTCGCTATATGTTAATGTTTTTGCACCAGTGCTGTCTACAAGATAGATTGCATATTTTGCATATTGTTGTTTTAGATTTAATAAATCGTTTTCGGTTACATTTACAGTAAACACACCTTTTTGTGTATTTGTTTGAAAGGTAATACTAGTGCCAGCAGCGACAGCAGCAGATGAACTTTTATTTAATGTAACCACATTGCCTACTATCGAACTTACTAAAGTATTACGTTTAATATTAGTTCCTGTAACAGTTTGACCAACAGCAATGCCACTAGTACTACTAAACTCTAGTGTTGTATCAGCTGCACTTTCAGCTGCACTTGTAGTTTTAGATACTACATCGTCTAAAACAGTTCCATCATGTTCAACAACTAGATTATTATTTTCATCAAACATCATAAACTTAGGCGTATATCCTTGTAGGCTAACTGGTTTCTGATCATGGTTCTTAACTTCAAAATGTAATATGTTGTCTATACCTCGATAAACATTTAGGGTTTTTTGATACACTGGTCTATACTCCGTTATGAATCCTGCCAGATTGGCAACGATGGTAACTTGGTTCTTTGCTAAATATCTATAAGTTTTCTGCATCGGCGGGACCTTTTTTATATAAGTATTTATGGTATGTTATTAAAAGATATTGAACAAAAATTTCCTTTCTTAAGTGTAGTAGCATATGGCGGCAATGAATATGTAGGAATTATTGTTAATCAAGATGTAACAGTAACAACAATGTATCTATATACTAAACTCAAAACACCAGAACACAAAGAGTTAATGATTGAACTTGGAGAAATATGGTGGTGGGAATCAAATAGAATGATTCCTATTAATATTTTCTTACGTAAAGAAATAAATGATATTAACTATAGTTTAATGACTATGAATACCAAAGATGTTAAAGTTATTGTTGGACCGTGTGTTAATCTAAATAACCTAACTATAAAACGTATTAAACGTAAAAGCGTTCAAGTTATGCGGAAGCCTGCTCGTTAAGTTGTTCGCATATTAAGTTTACATGTACAACACAGGATAATGCGTATGCTACAGCATGTGCTTTCTTAAAATAGTAACTGCCGTCTTCAGGCTTCTTCCAAACTTCTTCGAATATCGTTTGCCATGTTTCGTTGGCAAGATGCCTCTTCGCAGGCCGAATTATCGCTAGTGTCGCTGCTAACTGTTCTACCGAAGTAGGTTTCAATTGCTGCAATAGTTCGCTGTGCCCGTTTAGATGAAAAACTTGATCTGAAAAATCCTTGTGTTCTAGTAGTTGCCATAACGGTTGTTTCTCCATTAGCTCAGTTAAATGTTTCTCGTTGCGTACACCTTTATAGATACTTACGTTAAGAAAGTCTAGTTTAAAGTAGCCACGCTCTTCTGCGGTCTTATGTTCGATTGTAGATAAGTTGTCTATAGGGTTGTGTGGAACTTCGGTTGCATACACACCAGTGTTATGCTTCTTACCTGTATCTAGTTTTGCCACACGATGCTTGAGTTGAGAAAGTATAATATCTCTATCAGCAAAGTCAATGTCAATATCCGGCATATTCTATCCTACAGTATAAACAGTTGCACCATAGCAATACTGTTCATTACAACAAACCATCCGCATAACACAATAGCAAATCCTGCTTTGCGAATTATTGTACTTACTACACCAAGTATACTACCTACTAGATACAACGGAATAAAAATCTTTGTTGCAGGATCTAATACTGTTAATGTAAGAATTGCACTTGCAGAAACCAGTAATATAGTTTCTGCTAGTTCGCAATAAAATGCAATAGGCGACAGTCTATAACTTTCTTTAAAAAAGTTTACTATAGGTTTAATCATTATTTCTCTTCCAGTGGTATTCACCATTTTTATCTGGTACTTGTCCAGTATACTGTATTCCAGTTTCCATGTCAACCAGTTTCCATTTAGCAGGACACTTGGTATGTACTTCAAGTGTTATTGGTTTATCAAAGGCTTGTACCTCGGTACCGTCTTGTAGTTTTCTAAGCATTGTTGATACTCATCCATCGTTGCACTACTGGCATAAGTTGCTCGTGTGCGTTATCAAACCATGCCTCTATATGATAGTCTACTCTGCTAGGACGTTCTGTTTTTACTGTACGCATATCCATCCATACAATATAATCAGGATCTAAATACTCAACTGCTTCATTTGTATTACAGCGTTTGTCTATTACTACAGTCTTGCCTGCGGCAACAATGCCGTCTACATATCCACGAAGTTCATTTGCATAACTATCTTTGTTTACATATACACCATTGATTAGATCAGCAAATGGTTTTGCTATTGTAGTCTTGCCCGAACCTTCAGGACCGCATATTAAAATTTTCATAACGTTGCTTCCTTTACAACTTGTTTTACTAACTCAACATCTTTTGGATTACGCTTAAATCTCATTGCCCAGTGGCTTGGTTCTAGAACTGTACCTAACATTGTTAGCTGCTCATCATTAAAATTATTTAATGCAGCCTTTCCTGTCTTGGAGTTTAATACCAACCACGGAGATATTTTTCCGTCTCTAATATCCCAAGTAATTCTATTTGTACTTGCATTTAAAAAATAATGATTGTACAAGCTATCATTTTTTTCTGCCCAATCTACCATAGTTGCTATACTACGTTCTAGTGCAGTTTGTACACCTTCTCTGCGTATAAGTTCGTTGGCATATTTTTCATACATTTCTTCTCTGCACCAGTGGTCAAGTTTTACACTACTAGTAACAACATAGTCAATATATTTGTCAGGATACAGCGGGCGAACGTTATTTACAAAGCTACCAAACTTGACAAAGGCATTGTAAAAACTACTCTTTACAAATTCTTCATATGTTTTTTCTTTTTTATTACCTGCACTTAATATATAAAATCTTTGAAACGCATACAACCCAACTTGCACACGCTTTTCATCTTTCTGTAGCCAACGTCTTTTTGGCTCACACATATGAGCAATAAGAGTGCTTTCTTTCGAATAGCTCTTATTACAATATTCACATGTGTATTTAGATGTCAACTTTTTCGTATCCGTGATCTTTTGCAAGTTGCTTGATTTCTTTTTTTGTAGATATTCTAGCAAGTGTTTCAACCTCATCAAGTTTCATATTAGGATATATTTGCGATAATAGTTTTACTGCTTTACTACTATCGTCTTTCTTTTTCTTAAGTCCTATCCAAGGATGGAACTGTTGTTTTCCAGTATTACCTGCTACACACAACAACTGCCATTGCAGTTTGATATGGTTAGTGCCGCCTAGCTCATTCCAGTTTTTGTTGTAGTATTCGTTGACTTTGAATACTGCTAGTGCAGTCTTTTCGTAGTTGCCTTTAACACTACTAATATAGCGATTGAGATTCCATAAATCGCCTTTGATATCTTTCTTGCCAACATCACTAGCAGCATCGTATAACTCTTTCATGTTGTTATCGATTGCTGGTATTAATACTTTAAACAAGTCAAGTTCTTTATTTGGCATTTTTTGTTTTCTTTGGTGTTACTTTTTTTGGTGCAGCTTTCTTTTTCTTACCCCAAGTATATACAATATCTTCTTGTTCAGTACGTGCGCCTGGCGGACATACTTCTATTTTATTTCCTTTAGATAACCATTCGTCTATTGCTTTTTGGTCTTTATTAGTTATTTCATATCTCATTTTTAATGTGCCAATCTTTTAGGTCTTGGGGTGAATTTATTTCAATGCCGTTGAACTCAACTTCAACTACACCTATCTTAATGCCATTTTGTATCCAACGTAACTGCTCGAGTTGTTCTAATGTTTCTTCAGCATACTTAGTGCTTACATTGTACGTTGCTTTTACTTCTCTATTGTAGCCATACACTCCTAAGTGATGATCTCCATATTGTAAACTAGCACGTAGAAACCAATGTGCTCTACCTCTGCTGTGTATCATTTTAACACTGTTTGGATCATTTCGCAAGTTAAAATCCATTGCTGTATATGCAGTTGCTACATCACTGCGCTGTAGTTCGCCTTCGACTGCACGAATAATATCTTCTGTGATATCAGGCATGTCGCCTTGTACATTTATATATCTATCATACTGTAATACTTCGTCAATAACTTGCATACAACGTTCTGTGCCATTTTCTGCATCTTGTGTCATTAGACATTTGCCGCCGCCTATATAGTTGTATACTTCTTGTGCATCTGTTAGTACGTAAGTGTCAAGCCCTGTAGCAACACACTTGTTGTAAACGTGTTCTATTAGTGGTACACCATTTAGTTTTTCCATCATCTTACCAGGAAAGCGTGTGCTTGCATATCGTGCTGGTATTAGTATAGCTGTTGTCATAACCATCTCCAGTTGTTAGCAGCATTGTGTATAACTTTGATTTGCTTTACTGTATCTTCAAAGTCTTCTAGTTTAAGCATATTAGGTCCGTCACTAGGTGCGTTATCTGGGTCAGCATGTACTTCTAAGAAGAAGTTGCTAACACCCATAGCAGCGGCAGCACGAGCAAGACCTGGAACGTAATCACGATTGCCGCCACTCGATTCACCATTACCTCCTGGCTTTTGGACAGCGTGGGTAACGTCAAAAACACAAGGTACATCATAATGCTCAAGCATATACTGGAGCCCAGTGTAATCAACAACCAAAGTATTATAGCCAAAACTAGTACCTCTTTCTGTTATCCAAACTTCTTCTGCACCTTCTGTTTTACTTAGTATACCTTTAACATCCCACGGTGCTAGGAACTGACCTTTCTTAATATTAACAATCTTATCTGTATCACAGGCTGCTTGAATAAGATCTGTTTGTCTACACAAGAACGCAGGAATCTGATAGACATCAACTGCATCTTTAAACTGTCGTTCAATACGTCTAATCTGTACTGCGTCATGCACGTCTGTTAGCGTCTTTACTCCTAGTAATACTTTTAGTGCTAAAAAGTCTGTAAGCGTTGCTTCCATGCCTGCACCACGCTTGCCTTTGATACTGCTACGATTGGCTTTGTCAAAACTTGCTTTGAAATAATATTCAATGCCGTACTTGTCGCATACACGTTTGCACTCTCGAGCAATCTCTGATGACTGTGCTAGTCCTTCGTGTTGACAAGGTCCTGCAATAATTCTCATATTCAATCCTTAATGCTATCCTTAATAGTATAGTACACTACTAGTAATCTGTCAAGTTGTTTCTTTAATGTAGGATTTTGATCAGCAGTTATTTGCATGTCTCGCCATTCATCATAACCAAACAACGTTCCTTGTGCCCGAGATACTGCTGCTGCATCGCCGCCAATAATCCAACGGGGTATCTCAGGTTTGTTAGCATAACGTGCATAAACAACGCCATCCGCGTTTTCGTATATTAAAGTTTCACCTTCAATAAGACTACCCAACTGATGTTCCACTTGTGCGTCTTACAATATCGTTGTGATTAAACTCGGCCCAGTATAGTTCAAATGCCACACCGTCTTCCAGTCCTTCAAACTGATGAATCTTGCCTGGTTTTACTTGTGTAAAGTCCCCTGCGTTTAGAATAGTTTCATCAACTAATCCTTGATCATCTTGCCATACACGCACAAGCATCTGTCCTGACTCTACATAGAAGCCGTTCCATTTAAACTCATGTTCGTGTTCGCTACACTTATAACCTTTGTTAAACTCAATACGGTGAAATTCTAATACACCGTTTGCGTGGATCAACTCTGTGTTACCCCAAATCTTTCCTGCTTTAATTCCCATTATGTTATATACTCCTTTAACATTTCTATTGCATCATTAAAATCTAATACAGTTTCTGTATCCTTGTATATTAATACAAAACACAGTGTATGTCTATCTTCGTCACTATCATTGTATGTTCTGTGTAGTTGTCCTACATTACAAAGACTTGGTTTATGTGTAGTTGCTCTGCCTATTTTTGTGCAGGTTTTCATACTTGCTGTTAGTATATGGTCTTTTAGTTTTTGTTCTTTATCAGGCGGGATTGGAGGTACATTTACAGGATTAGTACTTGTAAACCATTCAATGCCGCTGTCTTTGCCACCTCGACTAATGTTTAGTTTTGTGTGATTTGATAGCCATGAATAATCACTGTGCAGAACACCGTAATGATTCCTGTGTGTGAAAAAACTTTCTACGTGTATAATATCTATACCTATGTTGTTTAAAAAGTCAATCAATGGCTGATTATTTGGTTTCCAATCTTCGTCGTTAAAGATAACGTTTTGGAACGCCTTATTATCTTCATCAAATGTAAACAACTCATCACTGGGCCATTTTATTTCAAAAGGAAGATCTATATATCTATGTACGTCTATTTTATATACTCCTTAAATATATCCATTGCCTCATGCCAACTAACATACTGTTCTGTTTCAATATCCCAAACTGGTTGAAAGCATACTGTCCATCTTGGCTGATTTCCTGGATTAAGTGTGCCGTGTAATACACCTGTATTTACAATACTAGGTTTATTTGTATTGGCTCTATGCAACACTGTGCAGTCTTTTGGCGCTGCTGTAAGTACAGTTATTTCATCGTTGTATATTACACTTTGGTCACCATCAGTGTTCATGCCAGTTTTAACTGTATACTCAAATGTTTTATTTGCTTTATACCATATTATTTCACCGTCTTCAGGTCCCCACGTTTGATTTATTTTTACAAACTCTGTTTCGTAATGATAAAAGTCTGTATGTATAGGTACCTTGCCGCCGCTTGGTGGAGTATAAAAGCATTCAATCATCAACAGCTTCATATCAAACTGTGCTAAAAAATCTACCATATTTTGATCATAGTGATTTGGCAAATGCTGTTGCATTACAGCTTTTTGATTAGTATCAAATAGATCTGGCTTTTTTATTTCAAAAGGCAGATCTATATATCGATGATATCTATTATAAAAGTTTTCCAAAGTCTATTATCTCACACTGTCTACTTATATCCTTAACAAAAAATGCACACTGTGGGTTTTCACCTTCAGTAATCGGAACACTTAATAGTTGTCCGTTTTTCATTTTAGGAAAGTACCATTTGACATCATTATAAAAATTTACTATTTCAATAGTGCCAAATCCTGGCTGGTAGCTTGTTAATGGATTAAATAGAAATGATTCAAATCCACGTTCATTTAAACTAGTGATCGGTAATACTTCTAAGTCACTACCTGCTTCACTACATCCAACAGCAATACACCAATCTAATGGCATAGTAACTTGATTACCATTAATATTAATAACTGCTGCAGGGCTATTAAAACTTTCTAAAAAGATTAACGGTACATAAAAGAAATCAGGATCTTGTGGGCTACTATTATCAAGCACACTAAATCTCATAGTGTCGTCAACTTCGTCTGGTAAACTATTTAAATTAAAACTTTTATTTTCTAATGTAAGTATATTCATTTATTCCAATCTACTTTCTCTATTGTAAATGGATACTCTGCTTCTTTGTAAAATTTCTTACGTTGAGTCAAGTGTCGCTTCGCAAACTTGCATGTAGATGTCAAGTCCCATATTTGAACGAAGTCTTTATCTTTTGCTATTCTTACGCCTCTACCAATACTTTGAATTACTCTTACGAAAGACTTACCAGGCTCCAAAAGAACCAAGTTAAAAATACGAGGAATGTTAAGACCCACGGCAGCAACTCCATAGGTTGCGATAATAACCTCATTAGTTCCTTCACGTATTGTATCATATGTTTCTTTCCTGTCTTTGTTCTTAACAGCGCCGCTTACAAACGTACTGTTTGGAATGAGTTCAGCAAGTGCTTGTCCTGCACTTATTCTATCTACTAGTATTAATGTGTTGCCTGAATCTTTTACTGTGTTTAATAGTTTGCCTATGTATTCTAATCGTTGTGTATTTGTTGTTAGATATTTTAATTCTTCTTGGTAGCCTGCATGTGCTACTGTGTCCATTAGCTGTACTACATTAACATGACACTGCGATAGCACACCTTTGTCTTGTAATTCTTTTGCACTAATGTTTCCGATAACAGGACCAAGACTAGCATGAATACTTTCGAACTCAAACTTCTCTTTAGGTACTGTACCAGTTAGTCCCCAACGTATGGGTGCATTCCGTAGGTTGCGAGTGAGCAGGTTCTTGAGAACTTCTGCTTTGGCTTGGTGTACTTCGTCGACAATAATAGTGCTCACACCTTCTAAGAACTCAGCTAGTGATAACACTGCGCTTCCGTCTTTATGCTTCTTGTCCAAAATATTTAAGGATTGCCAAGTGCAAATAGTATGAGTCTTACCTAGGTTCTTCCTGTCTCCGAAGTACACCCCTACATCCAAGCCGCAGTTAATATAGTCTTCTTCTGTTTGTTCTACTAACGACTTGTTAGGAACAATCACAAGACTCCTACCATACGGCTCGCTTATGTGTGACAGCGTTGCTGTGGTAATAGTTTTACCTGCGCCAGTAGCAATCTGTTGCAAGCTCTGTGGATTATTCAAAAAGTTATTGATTGCTTCTACTTGGTAGTCACGCAGAATAATATCTTCGCCTTCTGCTGGATGTCCTTCTGGCCATTGTACACCTTGGTCTTTCCAGTATGTTTCTGTGACTGGGGTGAAATTTAACTGTATTGGATGCCGCCTATCTTCAATGTCAACAATCTGTACACGGTTCTTTGCAAGTACTTGCTGTACTACATCTAAGTGATTAACGTATCCAGTGCCCCCGATACCAAAGAAAGCAACTTTGCCATCCCAGCGTCCTAGTTTGTACTGTGGCATATGCTTTGCATACGGCACTTCAAACTTTAGTGCATTTGATAGCTTTCTACGTATATCTACATCAAGTCCTTCGATCTTAATGTTTACTTCATCTTCGATTATTAGTTTACAACTTGCCACTGGCATAACTCCTAAAAAGACCTACATGATTATCATTATATATAATGCAGTCGCAGTTTATTTCTACATAAGACTTTACGTTATTATGAGAGCGTATACTAGATTTACTTAAACAGCAAATGGGTAAAAAACTAGAACTCAACAAAGGCTTAGGTAGCTTGTTCTTTTTAATATACACTATTTTTGTACGATTGTCAACCCAATTGTTTAACTTTTGATTTTTTACATATGCATTTAGTTGATGATTTTGAATATCATTTGAGTCTACTCTAAACATAACCGATTGTAACTCATCGTTAACATATGGTAAAAACGCTTGATGTATTTCGGTAAGTTGTCGGTAACAATCGTCTTCGTCAACTGTGACTATTAATGGAAAACGATCAAGTGTATTAATACTACTAGCAATATCATTTATTGACCACATTGCAGGATCTGCTGGTACAGCAGCATCTGTTCTATAAGCAATCATTTCTGTTAAATTAAATGCATCGCCTTTGTTTATTGAATATCCATATCTTATTGAACGATCGACTTGTTGCAACGGAGTTAAACTGTGTATGTATTCTTGTTCTGCTACATCCATTCTTTTTGTTACATTTTCAAACGATGAGTTATATTTTAGTTCAGTAGTTAATATATCTTTAACTTTACTAACATATTCAATCAATACGTTGTCTATTTCAAAGTTACGCAACTTTAAGGCTTCAACAACCTTAAATGCATTAGTTGGTGTTAGTTTATAAAAATGTTCATGTGATCCACGTACATGATAATATTCTTTACTTGAAATATTTAGACTTTGTATTTTTACTATATCTTTTTTAGCAAACGGAAATCTTACTTTTATCCATTTACAGTCTTGCTTAAATATTTCGCGCCTTGCGGCAGTTTCCTGATGGTCAACAATCTTGATATATTTTTGTCTATCAATAGATCTCAAAGGCATACGTGTAGGAATATGTTCTATTAGAACATCATCTAACTCTGATTCAAATGGTTTTAGTTTTTCTACAACTAATGCATATTGCCTGTCAGTTAAGGCAATATCTTTTTGTGTTTGCTGACATATGCTTTCTAAAATAGAACGGGCAGGTGTTTCTATTTTAACATCGTACAATAGTTTGTGGAGTACATTTTCTAAGTTCATACAAATAATATAGCATATTATAATCTATTAGTCAAGTTTTTCAGTGGCAACCCTTGAGATATTTCATCAAGAGTATATTCAGTATGAGCATAATCATTGAGCCATTGTCTACGGTTTGGTTTGTTTGGATGTTCTATATCTTTAAAATCAATATTTGAAACATCATATGCAAGACTACTTGGACCAGCAAAGACTGGCACACCGGATAATATAGCCAAAGGTCCAGGATTACTGCTCCAACTAACTACAGCATGAACTTTGTTAAATGATAGATTGTAATCGTCGTATGTGTTCAATAGTTTTTGAGGACGATCTCTATAAACATTTTTATATTCTCTTTCGATATCCGGCAAAGGACATCTTGGATGTGGTCGAAAAACTATAGGCATGTCGGTATATTTTTGTATTTCGTCTATAGTATTCATTACCCAATTACTCATACTAGGCATACCTGCCCACTGTAAACTTTTATCATGCTGGCCGCATATTAATATATACTCGCCGTTTTTTTTCCACGACTTTAACGAGAGCTGAAGTAAATCACTCCTATAGCTACTGTTACCCATATCGCTAAAGTAAGCATCTCTATTGATACCATTTAATCCTACCTTCCATGTTGTTCCACGCTTGATTCCACCAACCTCTAATACAACAACATTACGTCCTGTTTTTGTAAAGTATTCGTATACAGGTTTGTTGCCCGCCATTCTACCATTCCAAAGAACACTCCATATTACAGCAACATCACTGTGCATATCGTCACCTACTACAGTGTGTCCTGCGTCTGTTAAACTTTTTGCAAAAGCATCAAAAACTGGAACACTATTTAACGCACCATATTCTCTAAAAAAACTAAACCTCATGTGTAAATACTCCAGTAATGTATTTAACAAGGACAAGCTCGTGACAACAATTTCTTTCGTATCAACTTTTCATAAACCAGTACTAGACCTATATGGCCAACGCTTTGTAGACAGTTTTAGTAAAAATATTGACAATCAGGTCAAGCTATATCTGTATGCAGAAGATTGCATGCCTGTTACTAACGATCCACGTATACATATCATGGACCATCATGCAACACTGCCAAAGTTAGTTGCATTTAAAAACAAATGGAAAGATGTGCCCAAGGCAAATGGAAAATGCCCGTGGCCCGAAAGACGTCCAAGAGATCATCATAAAGAGTTTAAATGGAATGCAATACGATTTGCCAACAAAGTATATGCAGTATTTGATGCTGCAAAACGTTGCGATACAGATTGGCTTGTTTGGCTAGATGCTGATACATATGTACATTCGCCTGCATTGTATATAGACTTGCAAAAGTTTACACCTAAACGTGCTTGGATGAGTTATTTAGGTAGAGGAAAGAAATGGCCAGAGTGTGGGTTTTACGGCCTCAATCTTAAAACAGATGCAGCACAAGAGTTTTTAGAAGAGTTTGAACGTGTATACCAAGATGCAGAAAATGGTATTTTTAGAATGGAAGAATGGCATGATAGTTATGTGTTTGAAGAAGTAAGAAAAAAGATACAACACAATCACAGTCGAGTACCGTTTTATAATATAAGTGGAGACTTAATAAATGGTGAAGGGCATCCAATGATCAATAGCGATTTAGGAAAGTATTTTGATCATTTAAAAGGCGATAGAAAAGAAGTTGGAAAAAGCAACAAACCCAAGGATTTGAAAGTTAAGCGTACCGAACGTTATTGGCAATAGTTGCGCATATGGCGCCAACAAGTTCCGTTTCTTAGTTCATCAAATTTCCAATGAAACATACTAATGCGTTGTAGCCATGCTTGTCTGTCAAACTCTTTTGGGCTTTCAATTCTATGAAAATCATCGTGCGATACATCGGCGCATTGACTATGTGTACTATCGGTTATAAATGAGTGATAGCCTTGTATAATAGGACCTACTACACTACTACTATTGTGATTAACCACTGCCCATGCTTTATGCATATCTTGTTCTAACGGTGTACCAAACTCGCTTATTCGTACACCTTTTATTTTTGCTAATCTCGAAGTGCGATGATTTAGATATTGATGTGCTGCCTTATCACCAGGATGCGCTCTAACAACAATAGGTCTGTCGCTGTGCTTGCGAATACGTTTAATAGTATGTATTGCCCAGTCTTGTACATCCAAGCCTTTCATACTCCATCCGCCATTACGCTGCATCATTAACACAATTGTTTTGCCTTTTTTAACAATAGGTTTTATTTGTATACCAGTATCTCTGCTAATAATATTCCATCTGTTAGGATCAATGTGTGCATCGCAATATTCTCCAGTTGTAGGAAATATTCCATTGAAGCTGTATCTTAGATATCCATGAGGATTAACTTTATTAGCATATAAAAAAAGATTAGCATCGGCACAGCAAACATGATTATTTGTTTTAGATTGATGATTAATGATGTCGTCTCTTAACTTTAAATGAGGAGTAGTTTTTTTATCATACACCCATCCTTGTATAACTCCAACATCAGAGTTTACTAAATGGTCGCCGTCATGTAGTATACCAGTATCGCCTGCTGCATTAACACCTTGTACAAAATGCTTTAATAACAGCGTCTTTTGTTCATTGCTGTTTGCTCTTGGAACACTTTTAAGATAACTAACTACTTTCATTTAGTATTTCCCAGGCAACTCCTGTACGCATTTCTTTGGCTGTAAACTGACAATAACTTAGATGTGCAGCAAATGCAGTCATATCAACTGCATTAGGTATATACAAATCATTTATCTGAGATATTTCAGTATTACAAAACATCGTTGCTGAATTTTGTGCTAGTGCTATTGCAGGAACGCCGTAAAGCAATGCTTCGGTGGCTGCAATACTATTATAAGTAACTACGCAATATGCATCTTCCATAGCCTGTTGAATAGTGTTTGTACTAGTTCTATCGTTGCGTGAAGGTTTTAGTCTAACTTCAATATCTCTTGATGTATATTTTTTAATCTCTGCTATAGTTTCTTGCATCCACTCATCTAAGTTATATCCATTAAATACCATAACTTTTTCACTAGGAGGAACTATTAATATTTTTGATCCTGGACGATGATTTCTATATCTCCATTTTAGTGGAGCAAGTCTGTCGTGATCTCGTTCGATACAAGGTCCAATATTTTGCATAGCGTTTTTTGTAATACGATGATGTTCTTTTTTAATACCGCTCTGAATGTATCCAGTGTCTATAGTATAAAAATCAATATTATTTTGTTTACAATAGTTAATAGCTTTACGACTTGTGCCGCCTATTCCTCTGCAAACCAAAGGATTAGTAGTGCCTTTTTTAATGTCCCACTCTCCGAGTTTTCCTCCGCAGCCAATAATAAATGATTCAAGGTACGGATCATATTTAAGTCCTTTTCTACCTAAATCAAAATCGCCTGTGTCTGGTGCTATTGCTTGTACTTTTCTACCCATATTATTATCCTTAACACTTTTTAATATTTCATCTGGTTCGTATACTACCCTATCAGGATCTACTACATCCTGCACTGTTGCATTAAAATAATCGATGAGATATTGTGGATAATCTAAGTCATTTATTTTTCTATCTCTAAATCTTAAATCACTGATCTTTTTTTTTGACTTTCGATTATTTCCTCATGCATACGACTTTTTGCGTTGTACCATTTGTTTGCATATTCACAAGATTCATATTGTTCAAACCAAGGGCCACCTTCTGTGTAGTGTAAGAACTTTGGAGCGCCGTCATCTGGTTCCTTATACCACCCTACTAGCCAGTTCCACTCGTGGCTCAACTCACCAATCTCACTGTCGTCAAGCCAACTAAATCTGTGAAAGAACGCTCCGGATTTATACGGATTATTTACTAACTCTAGTGTAACTTGTTTATTACTAGGATGGCCGCAGTTAATAAGCATCATACTACTCCAGTTTTTACGTGGATACATATGCTGTACTTGCCCGTCCATTTTTACAGTTTCTTTTGGTGTATAATCGTGTTGAGCACACATCACTGCATATTTGTTATTTGCTTGTTCAAACAACAGTTTGACGTCTTCAAGAGCAACAAAGTCGCAGTCAATAAACAACGCCCATCCATTAAAATCTGTTAAATGCGGAATAAGGAATCTTGTAAATGTAAACTCTGTACTTGCCATAGTATCTTGCGGTCTAGTATATATTTCTTCTTTGCGTAATACTTTTTGTTTTAGTGGTATGACTTCAACAGGTACACTTGCTAGTTGTTCAATGCTGCTTTTGCAAACTTGGTATGCAATATCTTCTCTACTGTCCCACCCTACAAATATTTTTAATGGTTTAATCTCTTCGTTCAATGTCATTCTCCGTTAACTCTTTGCCCATCCATACTTCAATAACTTTAGCATTTTTGTTGTCTATGTTAATTGCTTTGTGCCAATATCCTGTAGGAATATCAATACTATCACCCGGTGTTAATAATGTAGTAGTTTGATTACCAGACTTGTCTTCTAAGAACATATTGATTACACCGTCAACTACATGCCAATGCTCACTGCGTTTAAAGTGTCGTTGATCACTTAATGCATGTCCCTCGTAAAACTCAAGTTGCTTTACTTGCCAACCAGTACCTTTATCTAGTATGGTGTATTTGCCCCAAGCTCGTTCTGTAGTGGGCTGGCTCCATTCTTTGAGAATCCAACTGCTTGAATTCTTTTTGTCTTCGCCGCCGACACCAAATACAAACTCTACGTCAGGATGATCTCCGTATGTTGCTTGTTCCGGTATACTACCATCTACTCTATCGCCGCCGTTTGCAACAATTAATTTTCCACTATGTGTTGCAAGTATTAATCCTATGGCTTTTGTTGTGCCACCGGTTTCGTCATCTTCGACTAATATAACATCGTCAACTACAGACAGTTCTTTGATAATAGATGAACGTTCTCCAAACGGCATAAACGCACGACCTTTTTTATTTGTAAGCCATGTATCGCTGTTTAATCCTACAACTAGTTTATCACCCAACTGCCTTGCTGCTTTGAAATATTCAATGTGTCCGGAGTGAAGTGGATCAAACCCGCCTGTAACTAATACTGTTTTCATAATAGTACTTATATGATAGTTTTATTCTGTTTTAAAAAAGTGGCATATGTTATTTGTTTGTAGTCAATATTATTATTTACAAACCATGTTTCGTAGATTTTTTCAGGCTCGTCATTTATGAATACTTGATCTATTGCAACTTTATATCCGTGTTTGGTCATAAACTCTTTTGCAAGCAGATTATATTTGTTACCTTCTTGATATTCATCATGTTCAAATGTTATACAATCAAATGTAACACCTTGTTCTATTACTCTTTGTAATGCTCGAAATGTATTTGCAGCAGGCTCGATATCACAACTTAAATATCCTACATGCATGTTCATATTGTTTTCTTGTATTGCAGATTTATAATCAAATGTTAATGCATTTTCAAAATAACATTTGTTGTTTCTAGATTGTGCATTCCAATCCGGCAAATGTTTTTTTGAAAGTTCAAGACTGAATCCTTGAAAGTTGTTGTTTTCCAACTCGTATGTGTTGTTAAACTTTACAGGTTTCTTTGCGCCAATCTCAATATATGATTTTGTTTTACACACTTCTAATGCAAATAGATCTTGACACGATTGCGAATATGATTTCATACTATTTCCTTAAAATATTCTTTATAATCTTTAAGGCATTCTTTATTGTGTGTTGGTTGTTTAGTAAATAATATATCTAAATGTACACTATTTCTATTTTTTAAATATGTAGATTTATTTTCTTCAACAATCGAATTAATTTTAAATCCAATCGTTTCTAACTCCTTAACAGCTAATATACTTTCTGGTGCATTAATATTTGTACTTACTGTTTGAAACTCAATAATAATATAGTTTGCTTTTTTAAGTATTTCTTTGCCACCTAATATAACAGGATATTCATTTCCTTGTGTGTCAATTTTAATCAAATCAAAGATATAGTCTTTAAAAAAATCATCCATTGTTTCAACTTGTACTTCTTCTAACAGATATTCAATATTCTCAGATTGAGTTGGTTTATAAAATGAACTAGATTTTGATTTTGTTTTTGTTTTTGGCAGAAAAAGTTTTAATATTTCTTTTTTATTTCCCAATCCTATATTATGATAATCAACTATTTCATTACGTTTTTTCATATTACGTAACTTATTCATACAGTAAGGATTTGGTTCTACGCAGGTTATTTCCCAATCTTTGTTACTAGAACGCAGACTAGATGCAAACTGTCCTGCACATGCTCCTATATCTAAAATACTTGTAATATTTAAATCATTAATCCAATCATATTCCCAACGATTCATTAGCTTCTCATTCCATTGAATACAGTCTTTTTAAACTTTTCATTATCAGTATGTACACTATTTATTAGTTCAAAATCTAAGTTTAGTTGATTTAATAAAGATGCTATTGCTTGTGTATCTTTTGGCAAGCACATACCACCATAGCCTCTAAGATTAGGATTTACATCTAAATACATATCAGTTGCTTTGCCTGTCTTGATGTAGGCATTTTTAATAGTAGTGTAATCGCAATCAAGTTTGTCACATATTTCATACATCACATTAGCAAATGTAACACGCAATGCAGCATAGACATTGTTGTAATATTTTAATACTTCTGCTTCGTTGGGTGTTAAGTGTTCTGTGTGCTCAGGCAATGTTCCGTGTACTTGTACTAACTTTCGGTATACCCAAATATCGTGTGTGCCAATTGCAAGCAACTTATGATTGTTGATGAAATCTTCTGCTGCACAACGTTCACGTAAAAACTCAGGCACAAAACATATAGTAAGATTTCTATATGTGTCGATCATACGTTGTGTAAATCCTGGAACAACTGTACTACGTATTGCAATAATACCTTTGTAGTTAAGTTGTGAGAGTTCAGTAATAACTGATTCTAATATACCAGTGTTACAACTACCGTCATCTGCTTGCGGTGTAGGTACACATAAAAATGTTATTTCGGTGTCGAGCACATCTTGTATTGTTGTATCAAGTATAATATCATGAGGCACAACTGTGTGTCCTACATGTTCAAAACCTTCTTTGTTTGCTGTACCTACTGCACCTAAACCAATAATGCCTATTCTCATAATAAACTTTCTACTGTTTTTCTTAATCCAACTTCTAGCGGTGTATAATCTACAAACCCAGTAAGTGATTGTACTAGTGTTGTATCTGGGCAACGGCGTTTAGCACTACCGACTGGTCCAGGACGTACTTCTAGCTTGTCTGGATTAATGCCTAATATGTCCATGATTATTTTTGCAACTGTTGCAATAGGAGTTTCTTCATTCCTGCCAACATGCACAGTTTTGTTGTTAATATTCTCAACAAGACTGTGTGTCATTTTTACAGCGTCATCGACATAACAAAAACTTCTCGTGTCGTTGCCTTTGATATAGTATTCGCCTGCTTTGCAACGTTCAACAAACTCATTGATAAAATGATCTATTTGTCCAGGGCCGTATACATTGAAGTAACGTATAATAAGATAATCTAGGCCGCTGTTGGCAACTAAGTTTTCGCCGAGAGCTTTTGGAACGCTATAACTCCATCTTGGATTCGTAATGTCGTTAAACATAACTGGTACTTGCTCATCAGTTGGAATAGGGTAGTAACCTTCATCTATTGCTCCATTAAATATTTCACATGTGCTTGCAAATACAAACTTAGTATTTGTATTTCTATAACGTTCAATTAAGTTTACAGTAGGAAGTGTATTGTTTATACAAACATCTGTTGGGTTTTCGTAAAACAATCGTGTGCCATTTGTTGCAGCTAAATGTACAACAACATCGCATTCTGGTGCGTTTCTAGCTACTGTGATATTACTTAGGTCATCTGCAATGCCGTTTTTCCTATCATAAGGATAAACTGCATCGTAACTATTTTTAATGTAGTTGTAATAGTGATTACCAATAAATCCTTTATGTCCTGTTACTGTTATTTTCATTTCTTTTTCTTTGTTGCTTTTGCAAAATAAACATCTCGATTTTCTTTTCGAGTACCTTTATAATGACACATGTGTTTCTTAAATCTTAAATCAAAATGGGCTTTGCCTGTGTTTGGCGGACTAATATTTTGACCTACAATCTTATTTTCACTTTCGAGTTTTTCTAAACATGCATCAAATACATGACAGTCGAGCTGTGCTGGTAAGTTGTATATTTCGTCTGTGTTATAATACCATTCCCATAAGTCAAAAAACTCAGCACTGTTAGGGCTGTCTAAGTTAAAACTTAACCACCCGGTTTCTGTATATTTGTCAATACGTCCGAGATAACTTACAAACTTGTCGTCATCTAGATGACTACGTAAATAGTCTTCGCTAATGGGTGCAAGTATTTCTGTATCCGCATCAAGCCAAATCATTCTATCAGTCTTAACTTTACGACTAGCGTCAATTATACAATAGCTCTTGTAGCTAAACCTTACAGCGTCATAGTAAAATCCTTTAGTACCTTGAGGTACTATTCGACTGCTATTACGCTTTTTAAACTTTTTAAGTCCTTTAGATTCTTGTGGAAGAATATAGTTTTTCCAGTTTTCACTATCGTCAAATAAAGGCGTGTCAGTATATACTAATACATTGACATTTTTATCTAAATATTTTTCCAAACTAGTCATAAAGTATTTGGCATACACATCGTAATGTTGGTCTCCAAATGTTGTAACTATTGTTGTGGTATTACCAGCCAAAAATATAATCCTTTCGTACATTTGTTATTTCGCGAGCGCCAAATGATTTTAAATACATGCCAGCACATTCATTTGTATCAGCTTGTTGTTCGCATACAATAATAGGTTTATATTTTAATATTGTATCTATTGCACCTTGAAGAATTTCGAGTTCGTGTCTTTCACAATCAATTTTTAATAAACCAAACTTAGGTAAATCTAAATCATCCATACGCTTAATAGTAATGTTTCCAACACCAACTTTGCTAACAAAACTACCTCCAGTATTTTCACTATCGTAAATCATTTCTATTTTGTCATTTACATTACCTAAAGCATGTTTATATATTTCTACATTTAAGTTTTGTACATTACTTTCTAAACACATGTATACTTGTTCAAGAGGCTCAAATGCTATTACACGTTTAAACTTTTCTGTTAAAGGCTTTGCCCATAATCCAACATTGGCACCAACATCTACAGCAATATCAAAATCTGTGACATACTTATATGCTTCTTCTCTTACATCATCTTGATACTGCGGCGGCCCGCCGTTGTTAACACGTTTGGTTATTAGCCTTTCAAAATGCTCATCAGTACTAGGCATCCAATATTCATAAACTTGTTTCATAAAGATGCGTCTTCCATTCCTACTACTCTTAGCTTTACAATATTAGTTATCTGCCATTGTTTTTGGTCTAGAGCTTTTAAAACACCTAACCATTTGTTGCGTATTAATGCAAACTCGTTGATAATCTTTTCATAATCACATACGTCAACTTCACCGTCAACATACTTTTCAACGTCGCGACTTGACAATGCTCGCTGATAGTTTTCTAGATATTTTTTAAAAAAAGAACTACGCAACTTGCGTAGTTCAATGTTAAGGAATTCAAGTATGGCTTCAACTTCTTGTAGTTGATTAAAACGGTATTCAACAATACCTGGCATTTCAGCAGCAGCTTTTTCAATACTACCTTTTAACTTGACTTCAGAACGAGCTGTAATAAGCTCGTTCTCAAAGTGTTGTATTGCGTTGGGTATTTCCGATATGTCTCGACTAACTCGACTGTACCATCCCATTAGTCGTCCCACTCGTCTTCATCAGAATCTTCATCCTGATCTAGTTCTAGATAATACTGGATAGCAGTGTCAAGTCGTTTACTATTACCCATCATGCTCTGTAACTGAACTTCAGCCATTCCATAGTCAGCCAGCATATCAACATACCGCTCGGCTGCCATTTCGACATGTTTTTTATCTAAATATTCTTTAAACAAGTTCCATAAATCAGCTGCTATTTCTTCGTTCATTACTATTCCTCGATTACTTCCTGTGCATCTAACTCAGCTTCTTCTGCTGCTCTAACTGCTTCTTCTTCTGCTTTCGCGATATTTAGCAATTGTTCTTCTTTTGCAGGAAGATCTTCTATTACACGTTCTAGTAGTTCGCCTGTCCAACGCTTGCGAAACTCAAGGATCTCGTCGCCGTCACTAGTGATGTATTTGTAACGATTGCCTTGTTTCTCTAATAAGCCACGTGATTCAAACATATCAAATAATCCACTGTAAGGATCCATGCCTGTTTCATATGGAATCTCAACTTGTACACCTTCAAAGGGTTTATTGTAACGTGTTTTCATTACCTTACACGCTGCTCTAATACCATGTACTTGTGATGTTTTGTTGCCGTCTGCATCTACTTTAAGTTTAAGTTTCTTCATAGCAACAACCATTGAACTTGCATACACAAAGCCTGAACCACCTGAGATCTTATCATCCGGATCAAACATATCTTGCGATGCATATGTGTGGTTAGTAACGCACATACCTACATTGTAACTACCAAACATATTCACACAGTTAGTTACAAGTGCTTTTAGTGCTTTTGCCTTACGACCAAAGTCACCTTTCATGTCACCTGCTTCAAACTGACTAACTTCAGTTGGTGACATAAGCATACCCAACGAGTCAACTACAAACAACACCTTAGGGCGATCTTCTTCTGGCATGTCTTTGAGATCTGACATAAACGTACTAACAGTCTTACCTACATCGTCAATCATAGCCATATTAAGTTTTAAAATCTTTTCAGGTGATGTATCAACACCCAACGCCTGTAACCACGCTTCGTCTAGAGCGTTTTCACTGTCAATAAGAACAACAAAAATACCTTGCTCTTGTGCATACTTAACAATGTTACCTGATACAATATATGATTTGCCAGCACCACTTTCGCCTGCAAATACACTTACTTTACCTAATGGAATACCCTTGCGGAAGTCTCCACTTAGTAAATAGTTTAAAGCATAGTTGCCTGTGCTAATCCAATCTGTAGGATCGTTAAAGCCTGCACTCATGCCTTTAATACTTTTTGTCAACGAGTTTCTAAACTTCGTTGGATCGAATGACTTATTTGCCATGTATTTCTCCTATTATAAAAAAGTAAAGGAAAGGGCCGAAGCCCTTTCTATTATTAACCTTGACGTGAACGAATCATTGCAAGAATATCTTGCGCTCCACCTGCTGTTTCAGTTGCTGGTTCTGCTGCTGGAGCAGGTTCTTGCCAACCAGTATCAGTTGTAGTTTCTGCTACTGGTGCAGCCGGAGCCGGAGTAGGTGTTGCTGCTGGAGCACTTTGACTTACAGCAGTTGCTTGTGGGCTCGCCGCTTTTTGCGGATCACCTGTACGTGCAGCCATGCCGCTTGGACGGAAATAGTTGCTCCAACGATCTGCATCATATGCTTCACCGTCTACTGACGCTTCAAACATTTCTGTTAAGATCTTAACACCAGCTTCGTCTGGTTTTTTAGGAAGGAAATCATTGAGATTAAACAAGCCGTGTGTGTTCACTGCTGCCATCTCTTGATCACCTAGTGGACGGTCTCTACGTGACCAGTTACTTGCACCATAATCAGCGTATCCACCTTTTGATCCTTTTGACAAACGGAAGTCTACACCAGCTGTATAATCAGTTGGTAGTTCTTCCATATCTGGGTCCATAAGTGCTGCTTTGATTAGTTGGAAAATTTGTGGTCCAATAATAAAGCGACGGATTGGATTTTCTGGTGAATCTTCTTTGAGTGGATCTTCTGTTACAAATCCTTGGAAAATATACGAACGTTTCTTCCAATACTTACGACCCATGTCTTCAAGACTTGCATCTTTAAACCACCCACGTACTTCTTGTAGGATTGGACATGATTCGCCATACATTTCCATACATGGAACTTGTACTTGTACTGGACGTGAATCAGTTTCACCTTTTACGCCTGCAAAAGGAAGTTTGATCATCAAACGTTCTTTCCAAAAGAAAGTGTTGTCTTGATCGCCATCAGGAAGGAAACGTAGCGTTGCTTGCTCGCCTTCTTTCATATTCCAAAATGGGTAAATTGCGTTGTCGCCACCGCCTGTGCGTTGACCGCCTGCGCCGGCTTCTTGTTCTTTGAGCTTTGCTCGAATTTCTGCTAATGATGCCATAGTGCCTTTTCTCCTATATGTTATGCCTATGTTAGAACAACCAATGTTGCTCTTGTGCCTGTTTGTGTGTAGCACTATTACATACTACACTGTTAGTTATGACTTGTCAAGTATAAAATGACAAGTTTTATTAGAAGTTAGCTGATTATTTTAAACCAGCCAACTCCTGAATTCTTGTAAAGTCTGACATCTTACGTGCCTGGTATTTTTCAAATACTTGACCTAGACGTTCTATGAACTGACTTGCTGGTTTGATGAATTTATCACCATATGATTTTTCAACCATTGTTAACACAGCAGTTTCGCCTTTTGGAAATACACCTTGTTGCCTATCGTAGTAACTTAGTATAAACTCGCCTAATGGTGTTTTTTCTTTTTCGATTACAATATCATCTTCGTCCGAATCTGGATGATCTATTTCGTCGCCTGGTTCTGCGCCATTCATTTTGGCTTTTCTTACAGCGTGTGCATATGCGTTGCCTTCGTCAGTATCATCATCAGTTAATACTGATACCATATCGTCGCCATTGCGTAGACCGCCTTTTTTGATTTTTACATTTTCTTTACCAAACTTTGCTATTGCAAGTTCTGGATCCATTGAAGTTTGTTTCCAACGCATTTCACCTTCTACTTGCGCACTAAAGTTATCTGAAAACTGACCTAACATTTTATCAAATGCTGCATCAATAGCTGATTCGGTATTCATACCTGTGCCTCTAGTTGCACCTGGTGTTGTTGGACTTGCGCCGATATCAACAGTTGGTGCTAACTTGTAAACAAATCCACCTTGTACTGGATGTATGGTATAATCTTCGCCTTTTTCAAATCGTGTTTTAACTTGACCCGGCTGTGCTGACATTTCTTCTTCAGCAGCTTGAACTGCTTGTGCTGGTGTATCATAAACTTGTGGTCTTGCACGTGGACGAAGCGATGTTGCAGGTGCATCAGCTTCTGCAATCAAATCATCAAAATGTAGTTCGTCTGCTTGTGTTGCTTCGCCTACTAGTTTATAGATATACGGAAATACATCTTTTAAATCTTCATTAAACTGTTTGATAGTAAGTTGATCAATCCAGTTACTAGCAACATCAGCAGGAACTTCAGATTCTTCTATAACTACAAATTCTTCAAGTGCTTCTTTGTACATTGTAGGTTTTTGTAGTGTTTGTATTCGTTTCTTGACTGTAGTAATACGTTCATTTACTGTACCCATATGTTCTGCTAGACTTTCAGCCATTACACTACTACGACCCATGTAAGTTTTGAACTTGCGGAGATTTGAAAGTTCTTCACTTAGGCTTGTAATATGTTTGCCAAAGTCATCGTAAGGATGACCACCTTCACTAACATGAATAGCCATTGCTCTTGCACCACTAAGATGTTTAAACGGATATTTAAATTTTTCACCTTGTGAGTTTTCAATAAAAAGAGATCCTATCTTTTTATTTCTACTTTCACCTTCGATAATATTACCTGTGTGTTTTATTGAAAGTTTAGCACTTCCAAACTTTTGAAAGCTAGTTTTGTGAGTGCCATACATTTTTGACTCTGCCATTTGTGTTTCTCCGCGATTTACTGCCATGCTTGCATAATCTCTTTTTGTAAAGTTAGTTCTGTTAATATCTCTAACTTCAAAATTTAATAAACGTTTTTTTGAAAACATTCGCATTTGTTTTAAAAAGTTAAACCAGTCTTTAGTTTCTTCATCTCCAACTTCTTCTGTAAAGTCTTTGTTGTACATTATAGTTACGCCAGATTTTTCATCTAGTGAAACGCTTACTTTACCCAAGTTAGTGTTTTGACTTTTAAAATCAAATTCGTAAAATCTTGCAAGACTAGGAGCACTTGTTAAATTTCCTTCTGCGTCACCTGTAGTAACGCTGGAATAACGGCCTCTAATCTCATTAAAAAGTTGTTCTGCTACTGTATCTAAATTTCTCATTGTATACTATTTATCAATAACTGCTACTAACAAAGATCGGCATTGGCATTTCATAATCCTCATCTGCTTCAATCTGATTAAATGTTTCATACACTGTTGGATCCCAGTCTTTCATTACACTCATAATTCGTAATGTTAATAATAAACTACTAACTAGATCATCATGGTGTCCGGGCTTTGCTTGAAAACTACTACCTGATGCAATGTATGCTTTTAGTTCACTAATCAATGCTTTGCTGTTTAAAGTAAGTTTGTTACTCTCAACCATTGTTTTAAGTCTAGCACATGCTGTAGTTTTACTGCTGTGTGTTGTATTAAATCCCTTACGAAACTTTCTTACGTGTCCTTTTTTCATAGGCTCACTTATAAACAATCCTGGAATATTCTCTTCACCAAAATCATTGATAACAAGCAAACATGCTTCACCTATTCCATTGTTTTCCACACTCCAGTATATGTTGTTAGTAGATTTTGTTTCTGTTTCGATATATTTGCATACGTCAGCAAGTACTCTAACTTGCCCCGGTATAGCTGTAAGATTATGTTGCCATTCTCCTACTTGTTCATATCCAGGAAGTTCTACGATTTGTATTGCAGCATAATCTCCACCAGTGCCCATACTAGGATCAAGTGCTACTACATATGATCTTTTTGGGTTAGGTTTTTTATACCATCGTACTTGACCCATATTAATAACAGGACTAACACCTGACATTGTTGCTAGTTTGATACTGTTGATAAGTGTTTCGTCAAAGATCAAAAACTCGCAGCCGTATTCACGTCTAAACTTTTCTTCGCCAATACGTCCTATTTCTTCTTTCTTCCACTCTTCATCTCTGTCTGGATGTTCATGCCACTCTGCAATAAAACTATGAAATCCGTTTATACCTACATCTTGTTCGTTGCCGTATTCATCAAACTTTTGTTCTGCCTGTTTCCAGATAGTAGCAAACGTATCTTCATCACTGTTTGGTGTGCTAGTAATAATAGCACGACCACCTGTTGCTAG